GTTTTGAGAATATGACGGGGGACATCCATTATCTTGTTTCCAGCAATCATTTTCTCTAGACATACGAAGACAAGGTATGTGGAGTGAAACACGGCGTCCCGACTTTCTCGACGGCGTCATTGGACATATTGAGGTCAAGGCACAACTCACAGAGTACCTTCGTTCGAAACCGTATACCAATGTAATTCTTCTTCATGGTCCTCCAGGTATTGGCAAGACCACCATTGCGCTGGCAGCAACACGGACGCATGGAATGGAACCTCTGGAAATCAATGCCAGTCAGTCTATGCGAAGTTTTGCGGATGTAGACAGTTTGATTCAGTCATGTCTTCATACACGAAGTATTTCATCTCTCATTCGAGGCGATGAAAAACCCATGTGTTTGATACTGGATGAGATTGATGGTTCAGACCCACATGCCCAACGCAGACTGGCAGAGTGGATGACGGGGTCACAACGCAGGATACCTGTGATTCTGACATGCAATGAAGTGCCCCGCGTGTTTAAGACTCGTCCCAATGTAGTGGTTCTACGATGTTTTCCACCCAAGGCAGACGACCTTCAAACTCTCTTTCCAAACCACGACATTCCCAAGCTTGCCAAACGTTTCAAGTACGATGTTCGTCGGATTCTTCAGTTCCTTCAATACGGTGAATCTGAACTCCTTCCGAATGTAACCTTCCCCACTGAATGTAGTCCGGAGGTGATGTGCATTCTCAAACAGAAAATGTACGTTGAAAAAGATCCTTTGGAAGAGGCCAGTGCATGCGTACCCACATCTTCCCATTGTCCTTGTTGACAATGGTTGCGTTGTAGATATGGGGGCGCTTGAGTAGATCCGATTTGTCCACTGTATTCCTGCCATGACCCATTACCACAATCATATCTTCTGGTTTGACTTGTGCTACAGTCGCACACCAGTTATTGTTAAAGGAGACCTCTTCTGCCCGATGTTTGGTTGGATCAAATCGGTTGTGTTCTGCATAACTCCTGCGAATAGTCCACGTTGCTGCGGTCGCATGATTGTCATGAAACGGACCCGTGGTCATGATGACATTCTCCTTCGTTAAAAGAAGATACATCATGGAGCATCCAGATATACTGGCACGAGGGTGGTCTTCTAGCGCCTTGACTCCTACAGAAATACGTGTCGGTGGATAATAGTCATCATCATCCCAAAAGACTATGTAATCTGCTCCATGTTCCAAAGCAAGGTCAATGCATCGGTTTCGAAGTGCTCCGATGGGTTCCTTTCCGTCTACATGGGAGTATATAACAAGTGGATGGTCTTTGGATACACTCCAATCACTGTTTGGGTCATCAGAGTTATCTACGACAATCCAAGCATCCGGTTGTTGAAGTTGCGTGTCCATACAATAGCGAGAGAACTCCCAACTCCATCGTCTATTGCTGGTCGGGGTGCACACGATCACTTTCATTAATAGGATGATTGTTCAAAGCACGTAATAGGGAATCAAATCCATCGGACGGATGATGCCTGTGTCCTGCTTCACGAACATCTACGCGACACATCGGACATCGTGGGTTCATGCTGAACCACTGGGAGATACATGCTTCGTGGAAGCAGTGCCCACATTGCCGAATGCGCGTGGCAGAGGTAACTGCCTCTTGACAGATAGAACACGTGGTATCGGTTACCTGAACATTCTGCTCTGTTCCCTGTGTGATTTGTTCTTGGGTGGGACGCACTGTCACGGGATCAAAAAAGTTTCCACTGATGTCGAGAGCAGGAAGTGTCATTGTCACGCGTGTAATGTTTCGCTGTGTCCTTTGGTATTCGCGAATCACGCCAAGTGTAGAGGATGCGTTCTGAAGATACATCATCATCACACGACTTCGTGTGTCTCCATTCAAAAAGCGAATCGTATTGAAAAAAACACGCTCTGTCTCTTGGATATCGTGTAGAAGTCCTATTATATCGTATTCATCGTCGTCAAATGCCATTGTCTATTTGGAGAAGATATCCCGAAAGTTATTTGCGCGTGAAGAAACCGTCCAACGGTCCGCGTGTTGTTCGCTTGATTGTTTTGGACAACACGGGACTGCTCAAGAACATCAGTGCTTCTAGATGCTTCTCCTTCTTGCCTAGAACCGCAAGCGTCGCTTCTTCTTCATCCTTGTATTTCTCCATCATGTCTGCCATCAGTGTCCCATAACTCGGACGACGTGGCGGAACGTACCCATCCAGTTGTTCAATACACAAGGCAAACAGTTGCGCCACTGGATTTTGGATTTGGTTTGTGATGTAGAACTGTGTGTCGGGAGTGAGACCATTCTTTCGCACATAATCCACATGCTCAATACGGTCACCCTGCTTGGAGGCACTCTTCTTCTCCGCAACGTAGATGTATTGAATACGGTCACCCACCTTCGGAGCAGTTCCAGGGTCTCTGTCCGCCATTCGGTCAGCAAGAACACGATGGGCGATTTGGTCTGGGTTCTTGTAGTCATCGCGCAGAGACTTGCTTACGATAAACTTCTCCAGAGGGACTTCGTTCTGGAGGACTCGTAGGAGCATTTCATTAACAAATGACTGGGCCTTTCGGACGTCCTTCTCTTGGAGCAGAACGTCGAGAGCGCCTCCAAAGACATCCTTAACAATGGGAGCATTGTCTCGTCTCTTGAGAACAATCCCCATGCTTTTACGCTTGGGTTTGGCATTCGCATCCTCTTCAAACATCATTCCGACGTATCGTTTGCGGCAGAAGAGGATGAAGGGGTAGAAGGTCTTTTCGTAAGCAATCTTGTAGGGTTTTCGACACTGATCGGTGATACGCTTGCCTGCTGCAATGCCAAGTTTAATGGATTCAGCAAGGTCTTTGGTCGGGAACTTGACGAAGATAGAGTCTGTATCGCCGTAGATGACGTCGGCACCAAACTCCTCTTCGACGATTCGCCGAGCCCGCCCGAGCGCTGTCCGTCCAGCGGCGGTCGTGCATGCGGCAACGCATAACCTCCGAATCGGCGAGGTTCGGGAACCTGTTTGTCCATAAACAGAGTTTGCGACGACCTTGTAAGCAAGTTGAAGACCGTTGAAGACGGACCGTTGTGCTTCATCATATTGTGTATCTTCCATCTTTTCCTTGAACTCTTTTCGTTTCTTGAGCAGGATGTCCAATGTCTTCGGCAGAACACCTACCGTCATTGGATTGTCGGGTTTGGGTTGGACATACGTGCAGACAGTCTTGCTGTAGATTTCGCCCTTGTCATCCTTGTTATCGTACTCAATCTCATCCAGTACATATCCCCTCTCTTCCAGCGCTTTGATATCCTCCTGCTTCAATCCCCAGTGATAGGTCTTGCGACCATCCAAATCAAACACGCGCTCGCAGACCAGCGTATCTGGACTGATGTTGTAGGCAATCATATTCGTCGGATACAGCGAGTTGAAATCCAGAACAGAGATGGGTTGGTCAAGGTACATCCCAATCTTGGGACTGATCACAATCGCACCTTCGTATCCACCATCATCCTCCAGAGCATGCTGCATCTGGATGATTTGGTCGCGCTGACTTGCGTAGTAGACGACTGCGCTGAAGATCTTGATACCCTGACCACGACGAAGAACATACTCCATCGGCACCTTGCACACATCTGCCATACCACGCGCATTGACGATGGTGTCCAACTTCGCCATCAGGGTCAATACGAGATCACAATCCTGAATACAATACTTGGCAATCCGTGCTCGTCCAGCAGGACCCCCGTGCGCATGTAGATGGAACAACTCGGCGGGTTCCACATCGTCCTTGGTAAAGGTCCATTCCAACGATGCTTGCTCGTGCTTCGTCAAATCGTCAAAGAGGGCATCGTCGCACTCCACCTGAAAGGACTTTGGTTTGATACCAAACGCTACGAACTTGCGACCTTCTTGGTAAGGGTCTGTCGTGTTCCCGACAATATCAAACCGAACATAGTTGCCTTCGCGCAGTCCACGAGTACTCTTGGTGGTAATCGTGTAGACCTTTCCCGCCTTGGCGTAAGACACCACTTTATCACGTAGGAATACGGATGCCACATTGTCCAGTTTGAAACTATCCAGAGAATGTTCACGACGCATGTTCAGGAGCAAGTCCAATCCCAGACGCCCTCGCAGTGCGAGATACCGCAGGTCGTATTTGCCGGATGCCAACTCAAACTTCTTCGTCTCGCTGAACTTCACTTTCCAGGCACCTGTACGCTCATCCTTGGTCTTGGACTGGTAACGGGCGAGGTTGATATCTTCGAGAATACCCAGACGCTTGCATCTGTCCTCGATGTAGGCATCGTCGAAACCAAAGGTGTTGTATCCACACATCACATCGGGGTTCTGTGTCTGGACCTCTGCTGCGAATCGGAACAGCATGTCCTCCTCGTTCTCGCAGGCAATGAACTCTATATCCTCTTCCTCTGACTCATCTACATCGCCGACGACGAAGACAACTCTGCGAATGGGTTCGAGAAGTTGATTGGACCAACGATAAGAGATACCCATCTGGACAATCGGGTCATCCTTCATTGCCTGTGGGAACAATCCCGTCTTGGAATACATCTCCAAATCATAACACGCCACCTTCAACGGAATGGAGACAGTTGGCGCCGGAGAGATATCCTTCACATCACACTGATAGAACTCATCAATGTTGTACAGAGGGAGTTCCGTGTCGCGGTCGCAAGGAACTGTGTAGGAGACTCCAGTAAAGCGGAGAGGACTTGCGGGACCCAAATCACGGTCATGAAACAACCTGAGAAAGGGCGGAAGATTGGATTCGTAGAGTTGTCCTGTTGCGTTTCGAGATGCCTCAGAAAACCTTGCCTTGGAGGGACACACGACCTTCCACACATCAATGGGTTTGAGGTCTTGAAATCCTGCCATCACATCATACTTTTGGACCTTGATACCACCTTCGGGTTTCTTGTCGGTCTTGACGTAGAAGTAGGGTTGAAATCCGTGAATACGAACACATGCGACGCGTCCAGTATCGGTGCGTCCAAAGACGTCCACCACATACTTTCCAGCGATATCGTGTTCGTGCCAATCACAGGGTTGTAGATGCATTCTGCTACTTGTGTCTCCACAGGTTGTTTCTAGGTTCGTTTTCTACAAATAAATCTATCTTGCTTGATAAGGATGAACGTTCTCGATTGGTTCTATGCCAACACACGCATCAAGTCGGATACTTATGAAGAAGAGGCAAAGACCTTCCAAAACAACTCTGCGTTGACGCGTCAAACACTCAGTCTTACAGCAGGGTGCTCGGATACTCTCAATCCTGCGTCTGCCATGGCGGACCAACCCGGTATGATTGCGACGGGTGGTTATGGTCAACCCGGTACCGGTTGCAAGGTGGATGAGAACACGGAACTGCGCTGGGGCACCCCCGGAGCATGGCGTCAAAAGGGTCCCAAGCAACTTTGGGCACGCCCGTTTGCCACCACACCCAACCTGGGCGGAGGTGAACCGCAGGCAGTCGATGATGAGACCGCACTCATTCAGTCTGCACCTCCCCGCAACCGCAAGGAGGCGTCTACCATCATGGACAAGGCAATTCCCAACTTCTACCAACCTCTCTTGTCCATCAAGAAGGCGGAATATTCCAATCCATCCAACTGGGTGGAGAGTTGGACACGCGGTGGTGATGCCACTCGCTTAGTTCAGACAAAACGAGTTATGGAGTAAACACAATGAAAGTTGTCTTTTTCGCACGTAAAATGCCTGACCTATGTGGTGCATTCTTGCACGACATAGATTTGGCGACAGAACTTCAAAAGCACGGGCACCAGGTTGTGTTTTTGACGACTATGATTCCAAAGGAGGGTGTGAACGGTGGAACCTACCAAGGACTTCGGTATCTCCACTACAGCGCAAACACGACGTTCCTGGATACGTCTCAACTCTGGGTTTGCCCACATGCTCCTGTTCTTCCCGAAGTTCGCAAGTTGAATGGAAAGGGATACAATCGTCCCATTGTGTTCACGTGTCACTATGATGGAAACTATTTGACCATTCCTGCATATGTCAAGAATGACTGGAGCGAGATGGCATGCTTTATCAATCATATCATGGAACCCAACTACCGCAAGCATGTTGTCCCGTGGCCATCGTCCATCGCAAAGACACAAGTGATTCGCCCGATTATGCGTCGCGAGAAGATTACGATATCCGAACCCTTTCAGGGCGATTGTATAACGCTTGTGAATGCCAACCAAAACAAGGGTGTCCATGTCTTTTTGGATTTGGCAAAGCGCATGCCGAAGCGCAGGTTTTTAGGTGTACTTCCCTACTACGGAATTATGGCACTTCCACATTCACCACCAAATGTAGAATGGGTTGCGTTTGATGACGATATTCGCAACATCCTGCGCAGAACACATATTCTTCTGGTGCCCTCTTACTATGAGAGTTTCTGCCGTGTTGCGGTGGAAGCGATGCTCAATGGTATTCCCGTCTTGTATTCCAAACCAACCCCCAAGTCTATCTATCCGGGTGGAAGCACGGAAGGAATGCAAGAGTGGATTGGTGCAGCAGCGATCGCATGCGAGAGAGAAGAAGCATCGGAATGGATGTCGGCGATTGAACGATTGGACGATGAAGACGAATACCAAGAGATCTCACAAAGGTCCAAAGACCACATTGAATCCCTTGACCTCTTTTCCGAGGCACCTAGGATTGTGAAACTTCTGGAGTCGTTTGCGGCAGAGCATCCTGTAGTTGTTCGAGTTCAACAGACTGCTGCGAAGTCGACTCCAGACAATCGGACTGCTGCGGTGATCCGTGCTCCGACGAACCCTGATCGGGTGGGGTTCGGATTTTCGAATGGGCGACTGAGAATACAACGTTAACCTTGTCTTGTAACCAACGACCCCGTTCACACAATGCCTTCTGTTCCTCCGAAAGACCCGTATCGACAACGGGTTTCGCAGGGATATACTTGTCTCCCGGTAGAGTGGGTTTTACCAAAAGGTTATCCACAGCAGCAACTGCGTCTCCCTTTGTTTGTAGGAGTGCCTTGACAGCAGTGTCTCTGTCTACACCTGCGAGTTCTTGAACCAGTGCAATGTGTTCCTCCATCTTTTCTTGTCAAAGGTGTAATATACGAAAATGCGTTTCATTCAAGATTTGTGCACCCCCGCGTTTCTCTATTTGGTGTTCCTCGCCATTCATTTGGGATTGGACATCGGTCTCGGGTTGTGGGTGACGGCAACCGTCAAACTCATTCTCGGTATCGCAACGGTGTTCGTGTTGGATGCTTTTTGTGGCGTAGGATTGGGTGTCGTATCTTGGGTATTGGTCGCCACTCCCTTTGTTGTGACTTCTCTTGCGACTGCGATTTCTATGGGTCTGGACTTTGATGCCAAGGTCCTCGGAAGCATGCGCGAGACGTTTTATGACAAAAAAGCCAAAACGAATGAACTTCCCGACGACTCAAATGCCCTTACACAACTGACAGAATGAACTTCCTCTTTGAAATTCTTCGTTACCTAAGCATTGCCTACACCGAGTGTGTGGCAATCTGGATGTGGATTTGGAGCAGCCCCGAAGTCGTAGGACGCCCCGTCAAGCGATACTTCTTGAGCGATGAATACGAGTTTGATGAAAGTCACGAGTTTGTACCCGAAGACAGCGTCTACATTGAGGAGTGGGAGCGCAACGGCGAGAAGAAGTGCTATGTCTACTACGAGGGCGAGGACATTCCCAAGGAGTGGTTCACATCGCCTTGGGACATTCCTGTGAAGTCGCCTTGGATTTGGGTGGGAGACAAGGAGACAGAGATTGATTTGACCCGCACGTTCAATCGCTTCTTGGTGGTTGGAAATCGCATCGAACTCGCACTTGTCTTGAAACTCATTCAAGTGACCGAGAAGACCAATCTCATCTATATCGAAGCAGGGACGTTCAAAGAATGTAAATTTCCAGGCGACGGAATAGCAATAGAGCAAGATGATGCGTAATCCGTTCGTAGATGCTGAACGCTATATACAACTTCGTAAGCATTTTTCCCCTCGGTCGTGGGGAGACACGATGGTGGTCATCAACGAACTTCTTGTGAGTCCGTTTATAACTCTCTTTTTGGCATTGATCGGCAAGGTCAGTTTGGTGTCTGCGATTCCCACCGTGTTTTCCACCTTTCGTTCGTGGAAGCAGTGGTTGGAATACAACGACTTGAAGTATGCAATCCAGCGGATGTTTTTGGTTACGATGGCGAACGGAGGTCCTTTCATCGTAACAAACGATAGCGATTACATGCCGTATGTCTGGGCAGATGGATTTATGAGAGTCTCACAACGTCATTAGAAAAAGGTTGGGAACTGCCCACATCCTCATACGTCGCAAGACCGCGCTCACCCTTTCCAGCAAACCCAGCAGACGCGTGAGCGATGGACATACCGCCGCGCATGGTGCGACGACGAGCACGACGAGACTTCTTGCTCTTCTTGCTCTTCTTTGTCTTCTTGCTCTTGCGACGACGACCACCGACCACGGGCGGACGGTCAGCGGTATCATAGATAGGCGTCCCTGACTTGGTGATTTCACCTCCCCACGAGGAGTCCCAGACAGGACCCGCCGTGCCAATGGTACCGCCAAATCCGTATCCCATTCCACCCTTCATAGTGCGACGACGGCGACCTCCCGTTGTAGGCATATTGCAACTCATTTATTCCTCCGCAGGAAGAAATACGCCAACCGTTCCAGGTTGATGGTCGTAATGTTCGATTCCATGAACAGGAATTCCGTCGGGAACATCGTCGACGGAAATGAACGAGACAAGGTCGTTGTGGTGGAACGTTTCCAGAAGATTGGCGACGAGTTGCTGTCTATCTTCAAAGTGAAGAGTCTCGAAGAGGTTCTTTCCATTGAGTGTTCGAACATCATAGATGACATAGACACTGGGCGACAACCGAATCGCTCGAAGAACCGTGTCACAGCAGATGCGCTCATCGACGATTGTCATCAAAGGAGTGACCTTATCATGCGTGTCCACGAACAATGCGGTTGCTTGACCATCCTCATTGTGCGACAGGAGTATCCATCCCGGCGTTCCCTTGTACTGGGTTACTTTGTAGGTCTGCGATTGAAGTTGACCCTTCTTGACGTGGGGTTTCCACGGGTATAGCCGTCTCATACGTGGGTATGCTGACATGTTGTTCTTGTGTGAAAGACTCCGGTGACACGTGAACGGTTTTCGTTTCCGGAACGGGTGCGGGCATAGGTGCCACAGTCGGGGGATACAGTGTCCGGAGAACCCAGAAAATCGCAAAATGTGCGACCACAACCACTATCAGTGTCGCAAATGCAATCGCTAAAATGTCTTTTAGTTCCATTTACTTCGTCTTCATCTTTTATAGAGTAGAAACAAACCGCAATGGAGAACCCTATGCTAGACAATCGCGTGGATGGACTGTATCGCCTTGTGAAGGGCAGAGTGGACTGGGACAACATCATCCCTACATGTTTGGAGGTTGCCCGGGAGTTGGAGCAGATGCATGAACTCAAGGGTCCGCAGAGACTGGAACTCCTCCAAAAGACGATGCGATTTGCGCTTCGTGAGGCAGAGTTGCCCAAGGAGAAAAAGGAGCACATCTCCTTCTTCATCAACACAGTCTTACCTATCGCCATGCAAGCAGCAATCCTTGCGTCCAAGGTTCCTATCAAGTCGATTACTCAGTCTTGCTGCTGGAAGAAGTAAACCTCGTGTGGCGACACTTCTTCTTTCCAAATGCGAGGTTTCTCGGAATAGACTGTCACCCGCACAAGTTCTGTGTGGTAGGCACGACTGAACACGGTATCTGTACAAGGAAACTCATGATAATACAAACGACCATTTGATGTCTCAATCAAGCGTCCAATGGTCTTTTTCTCGGTGTCGTAGCGACCCATTCCCGTGTAGATGTAACGAGTCTCATAGGTCGAACCCTTCTGGTCTTGAAACTCCTTCGGTACTCCCTCTCGCAGCAGCACTTGCATTCTCTGCTATACAGACCGTATTCTGAAAGACGATTCGTTTTAGGAGTTCATTGTCGCGCAAGGCATTGTTCATATCGATGACTGCCTTCTCAATGGCATCCTGCAGGGTCTTCCACTTCTCGGGGTCGTTCAAGAACTTGGTGTGGCGTGTCTGACCGTTCGGAAATCGCTCAATCAACTCGGACTCGGTTGCACCCGTCATGTCCATGTAGCAGCGCAACTGAATCTCATCGTAGAGCGGAACCTCAGGCCAGAACCGTGTTCGGTCCTTGGAATCTACAATCCGCTTCTCGCTCTCTACATACCCATCCGTGCGACCCACCAACTTGAACTTTCCATAATCCTTGCGAACTGTCTTGGTGTTGCGTTCCGTCACCTTGACCTCTCTCTCTGTCTCATAGGCATCCAGAATGTGATTTTCGTTCTGAAGTCCTCGTTGCGTAGAGACCTTGCTACGAATCTCATGGACCAGTTGCTCTCGCACCTGAGGTGTGAACGAGTGTCGCAAACTCAACGCAAGTCTTGCCTGTCCCTCCACATCCTTGAGAACACCAGGAATATCATTCGTTGCCTTACAGGCGCGGATACCACGATTCACACAGTCGCGAATCGCTTGCTCCTTGAGAATATCGTTGACAACAACAGAGAAGGGGCGACGATTTGTCGCCTTTTCTATGTCGGCAATACGAGCCTTGATAAGTTTGTCCTTGCATAAGAGACCATAGGTCACTTCATAGGCATCTTGGTACTTGTGAAGACCAATCAGACCTGCGACCTTGGATGCGGAGATTTCGGGAATGTACATTTTGTATGAAGAAGAACTATTTCACAGATTGGGATTCGTTTTACACGCGAACCACATACACAGCAACCGTGGCGAACACGATAGAGTGAACAATCAGACCTAGGGTCGTGGGACTGCCCGACACACTGGCAATGCGACCAACCAGACCACCGAGCAGGGTGTCCACGAGGCGGTAGGTCATCGGATTACCAATGATGAAGAAGAGAACCGCAAGGGTCAGGACCTTGTTGGGAACACCGGGAATAAGCGCCATTTGTATATCTTTTTACGCAGAAAAACTCTTTTGCATGCGAATGATGGCATCGATCCATCCTGGCATTCCGGCAATGATATTCGATACCGCAAGAGTTTGACTGGTCACAGGGGTTGTGTCAATGCTTGACCCCTCGCATACCAGTAGAATGGCGGTGCTCACAAGTGCTTGGCGTGATTTGGCATCAGTCGGACTCCAACGCAAGCAATACATCTTGTAGAGAACATCTGTATAGGGTTTGGCGTGGGATTGTGCTTGGCGACGAATACAGTCCCAAAACAACCACGCGGGATGACTTCCATGTGCGACAGATACGAACTCGTCTGTTCGGTTGGAAAAGGTCAGTGTCTGTTTGGTTTGCTTCTTGTGTTCGCGACAGAACGCGTAGACCCACGACATCCAATAGAGGGCGCGACCTGCATCTCGAACATCCGGGCGCAGACAATAACAGAACTCATTGATGGGGATAGCAATCGACATCGGATCGTCTCGCTTCAAAAAGAGTTTTCCGAAGATAGCAGAAGGCGCCTTGATGGTCTCCTGAATGGTAACGGGGTCAAAATCATGTGCGGGTTTGATGGTCGGAAGATTGGGAAGTTTGTTCTTGCGACACAGGGCAACCGTTGCTGCTGCTTCACAAATCATACGACGAACATCCGGATTGTTGCGTATCTGGGTCATATCGCGCAGATTGTAGGCTGCTTCCAGTGGCGCATACTTCTCGTAGGCATCTGCCAGAAACAAAAAGACATTGGGATTTGCCCGGTTGATGTGAAGAGCAGATGCTTCAAACAACGCCATCCAAAGAGTGTGAACCAATCCAGACGACAAGAGTTCCAACGACCAATAGCACGAGTAATCTGCGTGTCCAAGTTGAATGTTCTGTAGCAACACTTTGACGACATGCGCACGAACATGTCCGCAAAAGGTTGTTTTCTGAAAGTCCAAGACCGTGCGTGGGTCTGTTATCTCCATTGCTTTGTAGGTAGAAGGTTCATTGTTGAACTTGACGCAGAGGCGGATGTGCTCGAATCCACGCATACCAAAAGAGCAACAGTGTTGTGAGGATGACAGATGTTCCATAGATGTCCGCTGCGAGAGAGACTGCTACCATAAAAACACCCATATACAACCCCAAAAAGACAATTGCAACAAACAACATGACATACTCGTGGGGAATGTAACGAACAAGGGTTGCGAGTGTTGCAAAGGCAATCATCACGACAATGAACATCATGAAGAGTCGTGGATCCGTTGTGGTTGCTCCGAAGATCGTTACAGCAAATGTTGTCACAACGAGACTAACTTCCTGAAGAATCGAATGTCGTAGAAGAAGACCTACGAGCACGGCAGTGAACGTTACCAACGCAAAGAGTTTTGTAAGCAGGTCCATGTTTGAGATGATGAGAAGTACGAACATACAAAGAAACATTGTCGCAAAGGCAAAGTATTCTTGCCGAGTTGTGTATTTCATAGGATAGCGGCACACCGTACATAATCCATCTGGGTAGTAGCGTATATGGTCCTCTAAACAGCGTATATGGATATACATGGCTGTTCCGCGACAAGCACAGGGTGAAATCAATGTATCTGGATTGTTTGACTCCAAACATATCCTACATTGTGGGAGCATTGATTATTGTATTCGTCCGTAGTCTATACTGTTGAAACTTACGAAAGATAGTGAACGCAGCAAACAACAATCCAATCACTAACAACACATTCAGAATGAGGTTCAACCAATCAAATGCAGTTCGTTCCTTCATCTCTCCCTTCTTCCGTTCAATGAGAATCTGACTTCGGAGTTCCTCAATCTGCTTGCGAAAGGCATTCACAGAATATCCAAGTTCATCGCGTATGCTCAAGACACGGTCTTTCAATCCATTCACAACGTCAATTGTCTTTCCTTGTTGTTCGACGAGCAAGGACTTGTTCTCAAACTCTGTCTTAAATTTGGCAGCAACGGGATCCACCTCTGCCTTTGCAATTCGTTGTTTTTCTTCGTTGACCCATTCTTCACCATTGAGCAAGGTGTAATACTTCATGCGGGCATCCTGATATGCTTGGGGCGACTTGTCTCGTGCGTTCTCTGCGTCCTGAAGTTCCTTGAATGCATCCTCCAGTGCGGTTGTCTTTTTGATTTTCGCCTCTACAACCGGAAACTCTTTTTGAAACCGGTCATACTCTGCTTTGAACATTCCAACAGTTTGCCCTGGATCACGAATCTTCTCAATCGATGGCATGGGTTGATCCATGGGTATGGGAAGACTTGGCAACGGGTTCAATTGGATCTTGAGTTCTGTTTGACTCTCATGCACACAATGCGGAACACCGTCCACGAGTTTGAATGAAAATCCCTTATCTACAGGACACTGAATCACACATTGTCCTGATGCTCCGGGATTGAGTTGAAATCCTTCCGGGCATCGATTAGCCATTATCTATTTCTTAAGAAAGATTCCAATCGCAATACCGAGACAGACCAACAAGAATGTGAGTCCATGTGCTGCAGTGAGTGGAAGAATGAAATACCCAATCAAAGAGACGACGACCAATGCCAAAACGACCTGAAGCAGCAAAAGACGTTGTGAAACAATCCCCATAATCGTTCTGTATTCTTTCTCTGCTTCGTCACCTGGTGCAACCTCTGGGCGAGCAACTTTTAAACTATCGGTTATTTTCTTGACTTCATCTGCTGCTTCTTGGACGCTCCGATACGCAGAGAACTCTGTTTGAAGTTTGGAATATTGCGTGCCTTGGAGTTCACGTTCTCGTTCTGCCTTTTCGCGATCCTTTCGCGCTTCTTGGTCCGCCGCAAACTGAGCGCGCGCCTCTGCTGCTTGGTTGGCGACGCGTGTAGTTTCTTCCTCGTAGTTTGTCTGTGTTTCTGGAGTTGGAATCGCAAGACGTTCGATAGGGAAACTGTACCGATTGTCTTCAATGAGCACACACCGTTTGTCAAACAGTCCATCTTCGACGAACTTAAAATCACGTGGACACACGGCACGGCAACCTAGAAAATCACGTTCAAAGTTGGGTGGACAGGACATTCCTCTTATTTACGGTTCGGGATAAAAGAGTTCAACTTTCCATAGAGAGGAGCAATCAGTCTTGCTTGAGCAGAAATCTCATTGGACTTCCAACCCAGCGTGGGCGCTCCTACAGTCTTTGTGCTGTTGATGTAGGGAGCAACCTGTGCCATCATCTTGACATAACGCGTGTGGTCAGACGCATCGGTTGTCAAACGCACGTGGCGGGGCGTATCAATCTCAAAGTACGATGTAACGGGCATTTTTGTTTATAGCAAACAAGATAATGAGTAGGCCTACCCCATCGGTGGAACCCATGACGTTTTACAATGCTGTGAACTTGTACAAGCAAAACTATTTGGAATACAAGTTGACAGGACGACCCGAATTCAAGACTGCGTATGAAAATGCGCAGGCGTGGATTACGACATACTTGTCTCAACTGGACAAGCGGATTACGGAGGACAAGGAGTTTGTGAGTAAGTTTGTCACGGAATATCAGAACACCAATCCAGAACTGAGTGCTCTTCAGCAGCAGATGCAAACCATCCGAACCGAGGGACCGAAACTACAGGACCGCTATCAAACGGAACAAAAGATGCGTGAGGCAGCGCCTGAAGACTACACATCGTATTACGTCAAGGGAGGCGTAATACTTGCTGCCATTGGCATTGGTGTCATCGCTAACTTCTTCTGAAAGTATCCCTTGATGAGAATGACCAAAAGTAGCAGCAAACAAAATGCCAAAAAGATACCCAGATACAGATACATCGACCTGTCCGCAACGACTTGTTCATATTGGCGAATGCGACGCAGGGTTTCAATCCTATCTGTTTGCTTGTTCAGATCACTGTAATCACGCTGAATACGTGTCAGTTTCATCGTGAGTTCATCGCGAGCAATCCGGAGACTTCCCGTCTCATTTTTGACATCGGCAACCATAGCAAGCATCTGTTCGAGAACAGCAGCAATCTGAAGGTTGAGTGCTCTGAGTTTTTCCACCTCCGCATTTATGGTTTCTGCAGTGGTCGCTGACAACGCCTTCTCTGCTGCCTCTCTATACTGTGTATCAAGGTCTTGGTATTTCTTGTTCAATCCTTCCATCGCACCCGTTGGTTGTGATGTCATAGTTGTTGATTGATTGAGATAATAGACCTTCAGCGCCTCTACAATGAGAGGGGTCAGCGGCTTGCTGCGATCATCAACGTTTGCAGTGACCCAATTTCGTATCATCTCCTCCGTAATCGGTGAGTTTGATTTGGAATAGACGTCATTGTAGAAATTTCCAATAAAGTTTGACATAGCCAAAGGCATCATCTCCACAAATGCAGGTAACACTTGCTCCGGAAAGTCGGGGACATCTTTCATAAGGTCTCTCACTCTCGCCTCAGTATACTGCGGAAGCAGTCTCTTGATACGCTCAATTTCTCCTTCGCTGTAGAGTACTACATCTGTTCCATCCGGTGCCTTTATCGTTGCCGTTGGTTCCAAGTGTTCCCGAGAACTCCAGAGTAGCATAACTCCCGCTATGACAAGTAAAAACGGAAGAACCGGTCTCATTATTCTTATGCGACATTTGCGTCCTCTACTACATACCTCCAGAAGTCTGCGTTGCCCGCTGTATCGCTGGGTCGCTGGACGTAGACAATATCACCTGGGATAGCACCAATCCACTTTGCCATCGCATCTTGCGAATCAAGCCAAGGCAGTTGCTCTTCGGGTTTGGTAATCTTCCGCTTCTCATACTCCTTTGTGATATCGGGATGCTGCTTCTTGAAGTTCTCATCAAAGATGAAGTGCGGCGATACCATGCGATGGGTGGTGATATCAAACTGGAGTTGACGAATGTGGAACAACTGAATACGTTGCTTTGCCAATGCCTTGACCACCTTCAAGACATTCTCGGAGGGAGGCGAGAGCGTGACAATCACAAGACCCTGCTTCATCTCCATCTTGGACGCAAAGTCTGTCAACTTCTCAATATCACGTTCAAGCAGTCCTTTCTCCTTTTGACTGAAGATGACCAGTGTATCCCCAATCTTGTAGGCATTTGCTCGCTCCAGAGTGTCGAGGGTCAGTCTCTCCAAGTCTGTCTTCAGACCACGACGAGAGAGCATCACCTGTAGAATTTCAATTGCCTTATCTTCCATTGTGCTTGTTCCTTTCTTAGATTGTAAGCGGTTCGTTTTTTTCGGGTCTTCCTAACAATGAACCCCTTGCCATTTCTTTTGCTGGCGGTAGTCGTGATTGGCATCCTGCTGGCCGCATCCCGTGAACGCTTCCAACCCGAGTTTTTGGATAAGACACAAGTCCAAAAGACGGTTGCTGTCGAAGATTCGTCTTACCGTCAAGACACGAATCACGTGAACCCTGCCCCTTACAATATGGGTCCTATCGCAGGTATGCGCAGTCCGTTCCAAGTGAACCAATATAAGGCATACATTGTATAATGGAGTGCGAAACCCCTTATAAGAAAGCAGCGATTCCAAAAGCACTGCGCGAGCAGGTTTGGATTCGCTACATGGGGCGTAAGTTTGAAGGAAGATGTCGCGTGCGATGGTGTGGTAACACAATCACGGTATTTGATTTTCAATCTGGGCACAATATTCCTGAAAGCAAGGGAGGTCGCACGAGTATTGAAAATCTCGTACCGATATGTGCTCGTTGCAATGTGAGTATGGGAAACCAATACACCATTGACGAGTGGAATCGTTTGGGAGAAGGAGCAAGGTGGTATACGCGGTTTATCTTCTGGCGATAGTTAGAGTTCCAAACTGGGTAGAGCAGGTTTCGCAATTTCAGCAGGGAGTTTGGATGTCTTACGAAATTCCAAGACTTCGTTCCAAAATGCTTGAAGGTCGTCGATATGGTCTGTAATCCACTTGGGGTCTTGAGGAACAAACACATCCTTCACTGATTGCAACACCCAATAAATGACCTGACAATCTTCATTGCCTTCTTCGTCGTAGACCACACGTCCATCGTCGTAGACTGTAAAGAACCCCTTCTTTCCTGAATGTTTCACCCACTCGTTGTAGAGAACCTGTTTGAATCGAAACTCTACATACTCGCATTCATCAATACCCGTACATTCCATCTGCATCTGCATCTGGTGCCAGTATCCAATCGGGATTTCATCTTTGGGTTGACGACTCATGGGGCACTTGAACTCAACAAGACGACCGTAACGTCGCACATCCTCTGCGTCATGTGGGATAATCAAACCATCCGGAGACGCACCCAAAAAGGAGTAACGAGGGTGTTGTACGCAGGATACGTCTAAGATAGTACACTTGGTCTGCTCTTCGTAGAGTTTCTTCGCAACGGGTTCAAATCGTGTTCCCCACAAAAGAGCGGGGATAGGATTCGCATTCTCGTTTGGGACATAGGTCTCTAGTTTCCGCATCATCACAGACCGTCTTGCTTCGGGTGTTCCAAACACATTATAGACTTCCGATGCGGTAATCATCTCTCCGCGCTTGGCATGCCACTGCGCCGTCCTCTGGTCGTTGATACCATACAGTCGGAGCACACGTTCGTAACATCTATCGCGTTTCCATAAACGTCCGACATCTCCGGCCATAAGTCGATCGACGACTTCAACGACACGTCGCTTGAGAAACGAGTAAGAGAGTTGAGATTCGAGTTGACGACAGAAGAGAACAAACTGGCGAACGCGTGTATGTAGGTGTGTATAGGGGCGATTCTCCAATAACCATGCGGAAAGCACATCGTCCATCTACTCTGTATGCTGTTGTTCTTCAGTAAGTCTATTTTCCTTATCTATTTGGTCTCGCAATGTCGCATAGTCTGCGATATCTACGCCTTCCAGGATTCGGGTTTCGGACATCATATCTTCCATCATCTCTGTATGCTGTTGTTCTTCAGTAAGTCTATTTTCCTTATCTATTTGGTCTCGTAACGTTGCGTAGTCTCCCGTGTCCACGCCTTCCAGGATTCGTGTTTCGCACATCATGTCTTCCATCATCTTTTCGACAAGTTCGTTGAGTTCATTCGTATGACCTTCAATGAGTTCTAAGGACACCCCGCCCTCATAATCAAGAGGTTCCGCAGTACATTGGTGGGGGGTCTCCAAATCGTCTCGTTCTTGCATGCGTTGTTTCTGTTCTGCTTCTGTTTGCTTTCCCTCCATTATTACAAGAAGTCATTTTCAATGAGTAAACCTATTTCCATCATGGACATTCAAAGCAAGGAACAATGGGTTCTTCATCGCCTAGAGAACTTTTATCGCAATCCCACTCATCTCGAGCGTGTCAAAACCATTCTAGAAGGAAACTCGAACATGAGTCTGCGATTGATTGATTGGTTGGTCACGAACTACGCCAAAAAGAACAACATCTCCTATTTAACGAAGGAGGGTAAGCATGTGATTGTGTATCTTGCCTACAAGAGTCATCTGAAGGCGTACAGCAAGAAGATGTTCGACCCATTCTGTCGTTGGAAGCGTATTCAGTTTCTGGGTATGAACACGACAGTCGGTCAATTGAACTTCTTTGAGTGGGCAATCCAGGAAGAGGTGTTGGATTTCTTGCAAGAGCACCTAGAAGAAGTCCAAAAGGATATGGACGATTGCTCGACGACGATTCAACCACAGGAGGGACGCAAGAAGCGCCATGAACTTTCTCGTTCTGCGACCAAGTCCATCTGTATGCACGATGTTCGCGTTCCTGTGAAATTTGATTAGTCTTATCTAACAACAATGTATTCGATTCTCAATCCAAATGTTATTTACCAAGACACCTCATCGGATGTCACGGAGCACGATATTGATGTCGTGTCCGACCTCTGGGAGATGGATGGACACAGCGTATACCGAGGGTCACGAGATCCGCGCTATACTCACGCCAATGTCTACTGGTTGTACAACGAAGACCTGGAACGAGTCGGTTGTTCCGAACACAATGTGAAAGACCAAGCAGATTTTCGATTGCTCTGGTTTCGTGAATCTGAGTTTGGAACTCTGCTCCAAGAAGAGGGTTGGACCATCACAGATGACCTGTGGTCGTATCTTCCGCGACACACCTTTGACCGGGCGTTCAATGAAGGGTGGACAATGCCGCATACCTTTCTAGAGCACTGTTTGTATGGTTCTCTTCGAGTTCTGACGTGGAAGGATATTGTAAGGTTGCCCACCGTCTATTCGTGTAGCAAGTGTGGTGCTCGATCGTTGACGTCGTCCAAATGTCGCACAGAGTCTTCTGTTCTCGACATTCCACAACAGCAAAAAGTCTTCTTTGTAGATGAGGATATGATGGTTCATATCCCACCTAGTGATTCATCTGTATGGTTTAGGTTGCAGAAGCAGCTGCGCGGCGGCGATTCTTCACACCCACAGACGGAGCAGGCGCAGGCGCAGGAGTCGCAACTGGAACACTCACCTCTTCCTCCTCATGCTCTTCCTCATGCTCCTCCTCCTGAACAGGTGACGAGCGAGCAACTGGCTTCACACTGACCTCCTCATCAATCTCATCCGCAAACACATCTGCTGCCGTCAAGCGATTCGGAGGAGACACACGCGCATGGGTAACACGCCAAGTCACACCGAATCCCTGCCCACTCACATACACACTCGGTGAGATAGCGAGGGACGCCTCCACGCGCTTAGGAAACACCGCAGCGATGTTCTCCGTGTCAACCTCAACCGGCTTACCCGTTCCATCAACAACGCTCATAGAGACAACGCCGTCGTAGACAGGAACCTTCATACGGAAACTGGGAGGATACTTACCGGAAGGCACCCACTCGCCATTCACCTTCTCCACACTGGGACTGATGAATGACTTCATGAGCGCAGAGAGAACATTGCGATCACGCGTCTTACCGAACCAACGACCACTGTTCGCGGCCGCAGTATCAAGCAACTTCTCCTGCATATCGAGGAGGAAGTTGTAGAGATTACCAACATCACCAAGGTCAGCAGATGCCCTCTCCTTCGCATACGGGTCACAACCCTTCAGCGTAGCAGACAGTTGGTACGTAGTCGCACCGCTATCCGTGTCCTTGATATTAATGCCCATGGGATACATCATCTTGGGAACACGGAACTGCAGGTTCTGACCATTGTACTTGATGGGAACTGACTTGCCGCCCGCCTTGTTCATGCGGATCTCGCCGAAGGTGACCTTGGAGATGTCGAGGTTTGCAGAGGTGATGATTGCGTTGGTTGCCATTGTTGTCGAGTATACTATGAACAGGTAGGCAAACTGTAAATTCGTTTTCATTTCACGATTTCATTTCCGCTTTCAAGAAACATCGCTTTGAAATACAATGCAATGCGCCTCTGTGCGAAAGAAGGGGTCAGAAGATCAATGTCCTGCGAAATGTTTACGGGGTCTTACTCTCTGTGGACGACACGCTCGATGTAAGAATACAACACTTTGGGCAGAAGTACACAAGAAGAGAGGCGATGCTATGATTCGAGCACAGGCACTTGTACGAGGATGGTTGATTCGACGACGTCTTGGTCTAGCAGGACCCGGTGTTCTATGCCGCAAGAAGACGACAAACGACGAGGATTTGGTTTCCTATGAAAGCAAGGACAAGGTTAATCCATTCGAATACTTTGCCTTCACAGAAAATGGAAAGGTCTGGTGGTTTGAATTTTCTACACTTTGGAAATGGTGTGCGCGGTCACATGAACCCATAAATCCATATACAAAAGTTCCCGTTGACAACGAGACATTGAAACGTCTCCATGCGTCTTGGTCATATCGGTATCGGCACAAGTTACCTCTTCCAGAAGAACCGACACATCCACGCGATCGACTTCACACACGTTGGAACATTGTATGTGCTTTGTTTTCCAACTATGGGTTTGGGGCAATTGAACCGCGTATGTTTGAGCAGATGAGCAAGATGCAGTATTATACGATGTTTCGGTTCATCTCCGATGACATTCAAATCGTCATGAGCGATAGGGATCCCTACAAGGAGTTCATTCTCCGTATGTGTTTGCGCGCCCAACAGTGTGTACATGCTCTTCAGACAGACCTCTATGTTCTACAGTCCACCTATACATTGTTGCTCTTGCTTCTCCGTCCCAAAGACCCTTATGTTCTTGCGTTTACTGTTTTGTCTGCTCTCTATCGTGTTTGAAAATGGATACGATTTCGTCAAAGAAAAGAGGAGTAGAATGAATATCTTCTTCCTTTCCTTCAACGCCAAGATAGCCGCTGAATATCATTGCGACAAGCATGTCGTAAAGATGATCATCGAATCCGCACAACTTCTCTATTCTGCGCACTGGGTTCTCAATCCAGAGAACTTACCTGAAGGAGCATACAAGAAAGCACATGCTAACCATCCCTGTGCCATTTGGGTTCGTGAAAGTCTCTCCAACTACCGGTGGCTCTGCGAACTCGGTTGGTGGCTCTGCAAAGAATACCAGTACCGGTATGGTGAGCAAAAAACGCACAAGACTGAGTCGCATATTTGGTGGCTTCAGGAAAATCCACCCGCAACCCTCATCGACATTGGAGTCACCACCATCCGACTTGCCATGCCCGACGAGTACAAGTGTGGAAACCCGGTTCAAGCCTATCGTCGTTACTACAAAGAGTCCAAACTCGAAACCCGAAATATCGTAAAATACACCCGACGCGATTGGCCGTCGTTTCTCAAGCGGTGATTTTTCACCTTCGTTTTCCAGAAAAGAAATCCATTTACATGACCGCGGTAGGTTATAATCATATCAACGCGTTAGAAATGGAGACAACGAAGACTATTGTTAAGACAAACAAGATGCCTGCTGACAAGAAGACCGCGAAGAAGACCGACGCCACCGCGCCCGCCCCTGCCACCCCCGTGAAGGCTGCCCCTGCCAAGAAGGCCGCTGCCCCCAAGGCCACTCCCGCCAAGGCGGAGGTGGTTGTCCCGACTGTCGCTGCCCCCGCCGTGCCCGCTGTTGCCGAGGTTGTCGCTTCCCAGAGTTCTGATGCTCTGCTCGCGAAGTTGACCGAGACCCTGAAGGCACTGTCGTCTGACTTCTCCACCAAGGTGCGCGAGGCAGTCCGTGCGACCCAGGAGGCGGCCAAGCAGGCGAAGAAGGAGCAGCGTGACTCCAAGAAGAAGCGCAAGATCAACCCCGCCGACATGACCCCCGAGCAGAAGGCGGCATGGGAGGCGCGCCGTGCGAACAATGCCTTCCTGGTCCAGCGCCCGCTCTCCGATGAGCTCTGCGCCTTCATGGGTCTGAAGAGCGGTGAGAAGCGCTCCCAGACGGAGGTCACCAAGTTCGTGTCTGAGTATGTGAAGTCCCACAGCTGCTTTGACCCCAACTTCAAGCGCCGTATCCTCCCGAACGCCGCCCTCGCCAAGTTGCTGCGCGTCGATGACAAGACCGAGGTGACCTACCTGAACCTCCAGAAGTACCTGAAGGTTCACTTCAAGAAGCTCTAAATGTTCGGTATAGACAATGTGGAGTAGGCACCCAGTCTATCGTGTAGCGCACGTAATTCTGGGTCTTTGGTCTGTCAAGTTTCCTTGGATACTTGTCTTTGTTGTTCTGTATCAACTAGGTCAATATATCTATGATGTCCGTGTGTTCCCGTTCGAAGGACGGATAGAACCGGGCAATTCTATCGAGCATACTGCTCTCAAACTCACCGAGGTTGGACTTGGTTATTTGCTGGGTCTCTTGGTTTTACATTGAAAATCTCTCCGGGTGTCCGGATTGATTTTTCATGATGATATACAAATGGCACGTAAGTCTCGTAGAACGCGTCGTAGACGAGGTGGTGATATTTACACTGAGAAGAAGCAGGAACGCTCTGCTGAGATTCAAGAACTCGAGAAGTCTGGTGTCGCCAAGGAACTCATTGAACGCTACAAGAAGGAGCGCGCTTTGCTTCACGGAGGGCGTAGACGTCGCAAAATGACTCGTCGTAATAAGTAATGAAACGAACAGCACTTGCTGCCGATTTACCTTCGGCATCCACCGCTCGTCTTCCTCCATCCCAAAGACGGGATGATGACGAGTATGTTCTGCGACCACCCCGCGATCTTCCACCTCGTCAACAAGAAGAAGGACATGTGTGTGCGAAGAAGTGGAACAAGGGTATTGAACACGACCCCGATCCGCGCTATCCGATTGTCATGAAACCGAGCGCAGACTGCAGTTATGACATTGAGGGACAGATTGCCTATATCGGTCTTCCAGCTGAACGAGAATGGTTGGACTTGTATCTCTCAAGCGTAAAACGCCTCAGTCCCGCTGAAGTGTTGGCAGAAACGGGTATCTTTACGTGGTTGCTCTATCGCAAGGGAAGCAGTGATCTCCAGTTTGTTGCGTCAAAGGTCCATACACCGTATGAGATTGGAACCATTCATTATGCGTTGTACGAAGCAGTTGGTGCGACATCCGCACATGGAGCAGGAGAACTTCGACGCACATCGGATGGAAAGGTCTATGTGAACATGGCATCGGGTTCGTTTGTCGCCAAATGGGTAGGTCCGAAAGACGCACCCTGTTCGCTACTCGATATGCAGAACTATATCTTCGAGAAACTACAACCGTTTTTTCCAGGTGTTGACCTGATTCGAACGTCGAGTGAACAAACGTATATCAACATTGAGAATCTACCTATGACTCTTGCAGATTTGCAGTTGTATGCGGACGCGCATTTTAGAGTATGTCTACATCCAAAGGACCAGAGAGACGTCTGTAAGAAAGTAGGAAGCACGTGTGAGAATCCTATGGCACCACGGTCGTAATCAGTTCGTGTGGCATTTCCAAGTAAAGGATTGTGCTGAAAAAAGGAGAAAGTGCGTCATCGAGAACCAGTGATCGCTGTTTGTCGTTGTCTCGCAAGGTTGTTGTCATGCGTTTCAGTATGTCTTCTTTTTCAACAATCGGTTTCACACGAATCTTGCAGGTGTTCCGATGCCATCCACACAACGAAGAGGAATTGCACGAGTCCTTGTTTGTGTATTGTCCGCAAGGTTTGCGAACTTTGTTGACAAACTCGACTGGACTTTGTGTCGCATCTCCGTATGCGCTGTCTCCCAACCACTTCTCCAGTGCCTTGTAGAGTTTTCCACCTCTGCTCTCAATCATGCGACGCAAGTCTTCCCAATCGTCCGTCTGAATGTCTTTGGACAACGAATACAGCAAGAACTGATAGATTTCCTCTGCGTAGGAGGTCTTCTGTGCCAGAGCAATATCTTCCTTGTTGGGTTCTCCTTCTACCAAATCGGATTCCGGGTTGCGACGCAGGGTTTCCAAGACTTCTTCTGCGGGTTCTTGCGTGGTTGCTGCTTCCGGTTGAACGGGGACACGAAATCCAGAGGTAAGCAAGAGTTCTGTCATCATTCCATTGATGTTCTGAAGTTCACGCGAGACCTTGAACTGATTGTGCGATGTATCCGCTAAGAATGCCTTGGCAGTTGCGAGCGTCGGGAGTTCTGCTGTCAAGATATTGGCATACCCATTGCGAACAGGCACACCTGCGTCTGCCTTTTGACTGGTTGGTTGAATCGGAAGCACGCCTTCTTTCGGAAGAAACACTGCTTGAATCCGTTCAAAGGGGTCAAGGATGACTTCGTACGACGTCTTTCCCTTGCGCTGGACTTCCTTGATAGCATCCGCGAGACTTGGAAGATCTGTGGAGCATGCTTGGGTGTGAAGTGCGCGGAGATGAGGAAGTGTCTTGGATGCGAATGGCGGTTTGCGAAGGTCTGCGTTGTAGAAGGTCTTGTAGAGTTTCTTATCCTTCTTGCGTTCCACCAACGCAAGGATGTCATCGTCCAACAAGACAATCGTACGACTGTTTGCTCCAAGACGGTCACTCCAAAATCCACACTGAACCTCTCCACTTCGTGTATTCACAAGAATCACCTCCGATTTCAAAAAGGTCGTCACGTATTCCACTTCTTCCAGAATGGAGAACTTGCCCTGCATATATGCATCATCAATGTCGCCTCTGTTCCAGGTTCGGTAGAAGGAGCATTGCATAAGGTTCTCACGTGCTTCATTGGGTCGTAGAATCGGTGTGGAATCGTTGAGAAGCAGAGGGAGTGTCTTGGATGGACGTCCCAATCCAACACGGAACACATCCTTCTTGGCAGAGAGAAGGCGGCGCTGCTTTGTGGTGTCTTCGTAGTTTGTGCTCACCTGTAACTTCTTCGCAAGGTCATCCGGAATGTATGCCAATCGCAACGAGGGTAGCGCAGCAGAATCCTCTTGAAGAATATAGGTTTCATCTTGCTTCTGTTCGAGAACAACTGACTTGGCGCGTGGTTTTTGGTAACAGCAGGGGATATTCCGTTGGTTGATGGTCGACACATACTTCATGTAGTCTGGATACTTTGCCTTGTCTCGCACAATCACCGTGTATTCGAGTGTATCCAGATTGTCCGTGTTACGAACCTTTCCATCACAGACTGGGCAATGAAGTTCGCCATCGTCTCCGGTAACAAGTTGGTCTTCTTGAAGAGGAATCTCGTCGCGCATACACCAATACGGAGGGCAAATCGCAAGACCATCGGGGTCTTCAAGTGGAAGTTTCTCCGAATCAGGGGCACTCTCGTAGTTGTACTTCTCTCCAACTCGAGCACGGTCTTCGGGTGTCAGCACAACAACTTGCTTCTTCTTCTCGCATTTGCTCGGATAGATAGAGTTGTCAAACGTATTCGGGTCAAACTCCTGTAGACGATCGTTGAAGTAGTTGTAGGTGCGTGTGGTTGCTTTTCCGACAGTGACCTTCCTCGATGCTCGCGGAGGAGGTGGCGCAATGCTCGGTTCTTCAATCGTTTCTTCTTCACCAAGTCCAAGAAGAGCATTCAGTTCATCATCGGGATTGTATTCACCTTCTATACTGATTTCCTGCTGGGGAATTGCCACCTTCGGAACCACACGCTCCATACGACGAGGGCAGACGCTATCTACATCGTCTGCGTCCGATGAAAGGACATGTCGCAGAATATCTACGTATTTGAGTGTTCGGTCAATGTTGGTGACGAACTTGATGATTGCCTCGTTTTTGGAGAACTTGATGGTTGGATAGGCACGCAAGGACTTTTCAATGTCAAAATCCTGTGCTCGTTCTTGGTAGCGAGCAAAGAGAACATCTGCTTCCTCTTGAGGAATATCCAATTCTTGGGCAAGAAACTCTGCACTCAAGATGGCATCCTCTTGGGTAAACAACTGTGCAACTTGGAGTTCTTTCGGTGAGATGTTGTCAGACGAATGTTCCGATCGAAGCAGTCGAAACGTATCGTTCTGAAACCCAAAGAGGTTCTGTAGACACGGAAATCGATGCATATCAAACTCCCGAATATCTTTCGAATACGTTGCAACAAGCGAAAGGTCTGCAAGTTCCCATCGGTTCAGGTCGATGTCTGTCTGCTCGATAAAGGGCATCAAAGCATCCAGAGACTTCATCCATTCTTGGAGACCGAGTTTCAGTTCTTCCAGTGTCTGCTTGGAATCCTTCGAACGGAAAATAGAGACAGTGATATCCTTGTCTGTCACTGCGATGCGGTCAAAACTGTTGCGCGCAGTTCCCCGATACAGCAAGAGCGTTGGTTTCCGACGCTGGGGTTGTGTATGGTTGACCCAACCCCTCCACATGGGGATGTCCAACAATGGCGTCTTGGTTTTTGCGTCTGTGACAAAGAACTTGTGCCGCACTGCTTCCGTCTTTGCTGTGAAATATCCAATGTAGGGCGTTTCCTTGCTCACCGTCATTCCGTAGAACATCTGTTCAAAGCGAGCACGAGGTGCAGTAAACTCAGTGCTCACGAGAGGAATGTACCACTTCGCACGAATGAGTGAGACCTTTTCGTGTTTGGGTGTATCCAAGTCTAGGAGTCGCTTGATTTGTGCCTGTGCCTCCTGAATCGGTCCACGCATGGGTTCGATGGTGTTGGGCGTGTCATTCGTGAGAAAGGGGTAGTAGTTTCGTTTGACAAGTTCAGTTGCGGTGGGAGGAACTTCAATCGCACGAATCTCAGAGATGTCATACGAATGAAAGGTTTCAAACAGACTCTGTGGGCGAGGTAACGGGATTCGCGCAGGAGGAAGGGCGATATCAGTAGGAGGTAATGGCAACACAAACGACTCTTCATCGGAAACACCGAGAATGCGATACTCTTCGAAATCTGTTGGAGGGTCGTAGAGAGGCATCACACGCTCATTCTGTTGTTCCCATTCTTCGCGCGTAATCTCCTGTGCAGTGACACCCGGTTCAATCCGAACTTGTGTCGTGTATGCTTCCAGGATGCTTGCTGGAATGCGAACACCATCCAAGGACAATCGGTAAAACAACTCCGTCCAGTGCTTCGGATTGCTGGAGTAGTAGTCTTTGGGGAAGGTGCCCTTTACTTGAAGAAACAAGCGATCGGGATGCGAGTTTACAGCAAGGGCAACCTGCTGTCGAACTGTATCAATCGTGTCATCTTCAAAAAAGGTAATACTCTGTCCCGTTCCTGTAATCGGAACTGTCTTCATTACTTTTTGAACCTACTTATTTTTCAAGTTAGATCGGCGAGTCGGTAATCGTCATGCCACAATAGGGTGTCGGGCGTTGTGCGTAGTTCACGGGTGTGTAGATACCGACCTGGACAGCATCCTGTAGAATACGTTTGAAGTTTGCCCAAAACTCTTGCGTATGTCCGATGGTCTCGGTCATCAGATGTGCCATCTCATGGAGCATAACAAACATGATGGTGTTCTCGTCAATGAGCGGATACTTGGGCGGGTTCTTCTTGTCGCGGAGACAGACTACAATCTTCTGTCCCTTGTTCTCCGAATAGGAGGTGTCTTTCGAGGTCATGTCGTTCTCCACAAACACGTCGGGCGTGAACCTCTGCAGAAACCTTGTGACAGGAGGGTCCTGCGACAAGGCAATGTCCTGGCGATAGTGCTCGTAGAGCTTGACAAGTTTCCCTCGAATGGAAGACATCAGTCGGACAGCATCTTCTTTGTTGGGTAGATTTTGCATATCATATGAGTGGCCGTCTGGGCCGGTCATACGAATTATGTTACGTGGTCCTCCGAGAAGAGAATACGCTAACAGTGCCGATACACTCACGGCAGCAATGGGGAACATTACTTTCTACTGCGAATTTAGGCTGCAAGACCCTCCAGCGGGCGAGAGGACTTGAACGGATCAGGGTCGATGGTGGTGTTCAGGAACGGACCAACCTTCGACTGGGGGTTCGGCGCCTCGGAGCGGATGTCATAACTGGGGTTTCTGTTGGTCTGGGCGATACCCACGACGTTGATATTGCTGTGGTAACCTGCCTGGAGGAAGTTCTGACCCTTCAGGTCATCGGAACCGACGGGGTTCACGGCGGCCCAAGAGGCACCAATCTCACCCTTGGGGAGGAGCTCGGAGGAAGACAGGGTGGTCTCGCTATACGTCTGCTGAGACGAGGGGGTGCGACCCTGCAGTCCCTGGACGGAGACGGCATTGCCACCCACACCATGGGGGATGCTCATGTAGGGACCCTGGTCGGTCAAAGGACCCTGCGTACCTAGACCACCCAGTTCCTCGGCCTTATCCACCACGACCATCTTAGACCCCGAGTAGGAAGTAAAAAGAACATAGAGTGCGACGACACCAGCCAAGACGAGGCCAAGGCGAACCATTTTAGTCTGCGATAACTTCATCGTATGTTTATATGTTCTTGAAGACAAATTTCGCATGAGCAAAATGTTCGATTCGTTGTTAAACGACGTATTGGAACACTTAAAAAGACCGGAGGTCCAATCCTCCATTGAAAGTCATATCGTGCGACCTGTTATTTCAAGTGTTCTAAACATTCTATACCCCTACCTCTTGGGGGTCATGCTGTTGTGGCTCATTATGTTTGTCTGTGTCGCTCTCATTCTTCTCATTCTTGTTCGCGGGAGTTTGGTCGGGGTTGTGGTCGGGATACAATAGTTCGACAAGGCGGTCGCGAGGTGCTGTCCAGAATCCACGAATGCCTCGTTTCTTTGCCTCGTCGCGTAGTTGGTGAATCGTCATCTTCTCAATCTTGAGATGCTGGGGGACTTCGGGAAGAACAAGCAAGTCAATCAGTTGCTTCTTCTTCATAATGTAGTAGTGCTTGACGCCGAGTTTCTGTGCCTCCTTCTTGAGGTCGACGAGGCTCATCTGTTCGTAGTGAATGCGGTCCATCTTGGATGAGGGGTTCTCATCTGATTACTCACAAATTCGTTTTCTCTTTTTTCGTTGCGTGAATAATAATGAATCGTTCTATCTTTGTGGGTCTTCTGTTTGTCGCTGCCGTCCTGGTTGCGTTGGTTATCAACAACATGCTTGCCCGCAGCGTCCCTGTGCAGACGGAGGAAAAGGAAACGTTCGCTCAGCGTGAGGTGGGCATGCCGCTCGATATGCAAGCAGTGGAGGGTGCGACGGGCGTGGCAGGATACAGCGGAACACCCCCGCTCCTGGGCAGCGAACCCAAGCCTATCAGCGACAAGCCGTATGACATGGCAAACGACAACGAACTCTTCCTCTTTGAGGGCAATCGCATGTCAGCGGACTGCTGCCCCAGTCCCTTCTCGGGCGACCGCGGATGTATCTGCCTCACCGACAAGCAGATCAAGGAGTTCCAGTCTCGCGGCGGTAATCACGGTGCGTAATGGTTTATAGAAAACAATAGAAGTCAAGAGAAATGGAACACCTACGTAAACTACGTCAGTTCTTTCGTGATAAGGACCATACGTTTCCCATTCCCCATGTGAATGAGGCAATGTTACAAC